TGGCTTATTGTTGGGAGCGCACGGCGTAAAGGAGAACTGATATGGCTTTATGCGTTTTGAAGTGGCTCATGCTAATCCCCGTATCCTTCGCCATTACGCTAGCGTCGTGGGTAATAGCACCTATCGCGGCGCTGTTGGCAGATAGCGACGGCTGCCTCCCTAAGTGGCTTCGATGGGCGAGCACACCGCACGGGTGGCCGTTTTCAAGTACTTTGGACAAGGGAAAGGGTAGATAGGGACTCTTACGCTTATGGTGGATCTGATTCCTGATTTTTCATCCCGCGTTTTTCTGGCGGTTGGCGGGATTCTGGGAGCCTTGTGCTCCTTTCTTTTTGGCCCGGTCGATGACGCGATTGAATGGCTGTTTGTTTTTATCGTCGTCGATTATTTGAGCGGTACTTATGCCGCGATGAAGACCGGGCAGTGGAATTCCCGTACGGGGTTCCTTGGCATCACCAAAAAGATCGTCATGCTGAGCCTCGTGGCACTTTGCCATGGGCTGGATATCACTTCGGTCATACCTTTCGTCAGTGTCAGGGATGCGGCGGTCTTTGCTTTCTGCCTGAACGACTTTGGCAGTATCTTGGAAAACATTGAGCGCATGGGGTATGGGTCAATTATCCCGGCGCCGGTTCGCAAGATGCTGAAAGCGATGGGAGAGCGGTCAGAGGCGATGGCGTCAGATGTGGTGAGCGGGGGAGAGATTCACCGGCAGCACAGAGACAAATAGAAGGATAGGGGATCCTCCCCATCAAACGAAAACCCTCGGGAGAAGCAAACTCCCGAGGGCTTTTTTATTCCACTTTACACACAGGAACTTATGCACAACGCCAGTATAGCTGAAATTCAAAAACTAAAGCAAGAGGTTGGTGTGCTTATGGATATGCAGAAAGAGCAGGAAATTGAAAGGCGTGTGCGGGCCGAATCTTGTCCTTTGGCTGACAAAATAAGGAGAGATCATGGCTGAAAAGAAAGAATTTTCGGTGTGGGACCCGGCAATTGCGGTCCCCTTCATTAAGTCGAACGAGGGGTGCCGGCTGACTTCCTACCGGGATCCTGCGGGGGTATGGACTGTGGGTTATGGCTCTACACGCCTGGCGTCTGGGAACCCTGTCATCAGGGACATAAAGATTACTCAAGAGGAGGCAGACGAGCTTCTGGAGTCTGAGCTTTACCGTCTTCGTGATGTGCTGTCCCGATCTGTCAGGGTCGCTGTAACGCAAGGGCAGTTCATCGCTTTGTTGGATTTTGCATACAACTGTGGCGCTGGGGCACTTCGCAGATCTACTCTCCTCAAACTTTTTAATGCCGGCAAGGTAATTAATGCGGGGTATGAATTCAAGCGTTGGGCGCGAGCGGGAGGGAGGGAGCTTCCGGGGTTGGTGAGGAGGCGAGAGGCAGAGAAGGAGCTCTTTCTCAGTTAAAAGAAATCCCCGGAAGAGTTGCAGCTCTTTCGGGGATGGAACGAATCATAACAGAGACTTAAGAAACGCTACACATAGATGGACCACATCTACATGAAAGATTATAGCAAAGATCTAGAAAACAGAGTCCTTACTTTGGAGAACCGAATGGATGCTTTTGATGAAGAACGGATCCGCGCTGATGAGCGCAGACGGGTTCGGGCTCAGGCGTGGGAATTCATTAAAAGCGTGATTGTCCCATTCGG